GTTCTTGGTGTAATACCTGCTCTGAAAGCTTCGAGCTCTAGTTTTTGAAATATATTTGCCATAGCAGTATTTATATGCTATTTCTTCTTTTTCTTTGGAGGAGGTAGCGGCTTTAGTTTCTTTATTGGTTTAGGCATAATACCCATAGTTTGTAAAGTATTCTCTGTCCAGATTTGAAACTCCCACTTTCTATCTTTTGCATATGATTGTGCAGCTTCCCACTTATTCATATTCTTGACATATGTGAACGCTTCATTAATATATCGTTTTGTACGTTTGGATCCTGTAGGTGGTTTTGTTTCTCTGTCAGGTTTGATCTCAACTAATAATACTCTATCCTCAAGAACTATTTTAAGATCAGGAAAATACCGATGATATCGTTTATCAGCATCGTAATAATATGGCACAACGACTTCTTCGCTCGTCCAAGATTTAACTTTCGGATTCTCATCACACCATTTGAAGCAATGTCTTTCCCACATTGATCTAAAAATAATGTTATTATGGTCTCCACCATACTTCTTTGGGTTCTTTGGTTTGTATTTACCTGAGTATGCCATATAAATAGTCTTAAGTTTTTTAAGTATTTATTGGAAAAAACATGCCTAAATATAGATTCCCTCTCGAAGCGCAAGATGATTATAAAGGCCGTGTGTATTTTACACAGATCATTGAAATACCACCAAAGATTAATACCTCTGCGTTTAAGAGAAAACAGATCGAGATTCCAGCAGGTCCGCCAGGTACTACAATTGACGGTGATGTTGATTTTGAAGAAACTTCAAATACAGAAAATGCAGTAGGGCTTCTTACTGGTAAGTTCAGTCCAGGGCAAACATTTCGTGGAGAGACCGTAGAATTATATCTTCCTCCGGCTCAAACAATACAAGACGGAGTAGAGTTTGATAATGCTTTTTCTTTTGGTATAGCTGGCGAAGCAGCGAGACAATCATTATCAAGAGGAGAAAGTTCTATATTAGGTGCTTCAGCTTCAGCTCTTATGGGTACAGGTGGTATTGGTTCAATACTTTCAAATCTACAAGATCCAAATATTGCGAGAGTTGCTGCAGCAAAAGTTGGTTCTATGTTGCCAGGTGGAAGAGCAGGTGCAGTAACATCTACAATTGCACAAACTGCATTAAATCCAAATATAAGAGCAGTATTTAAATCAGTAAGACCAAGAGAACATTCTTTTAGTTTTAAGTTTTTACCTAGGTCACAAGCAGAAGCCAAACAAATAGAAAATATTATTAAATGGTTTCGTACTGAGTTATATCCCGAATCAATTGATATAGCCGCTGGCGGTCAAAGATTACCGATTGGTTACAAGTTTCCTAATAAGTTTGGTATTGCTTTAAGGTATGGTAGAAAAAACGTTGGAGCACAATTACTTCCATGTTATCTGCGCGGTATGACTACAAACTATAATGCTACTGCTATGTCATTCTATCGCGATGGACAATATAGTGAAATAGATCTTACACTTGATATGATAGAATTTAGAACGCTAGACAAAGATGATGTTAGATATGGATGGAATCTATACGGTAAAAATTATAAAGATTTTTGGGAAGAGTTTATAGCCGAAGTCCAAAGCTATTTCGAAGAAGAGGGAGCTTAATAATGTCAACATATTTTGAAAATTTTCCAACAGTCTCATATAGGTTTGGTGCAAACTTACCGGCAGTTGCATACCAAAATCTAACTGCGTACGTTGATATTATTGATCAAATAAAAGATAATATAGCATTTTACAGAAACTATTACATTCAAGAAGGTGACAGACCAGATCAATTATCTTTTGAATTATATGGTACTACAGATTATTATTGGATGTTTTATTTACTTAATGATCATATCAAAGAACAAGGCTGGCCTTTAACGTATGATGCATTAAGTACACTCATAGATAAAGATTTAATACACACTGTTGTTGAAACAAAAGATATAATTTCTGATAAATTTAAAGTTGGTCAATTAGTAACAGGATCTTCCTCTGGTGTATCTGGAACTATTGCACATAGAAACTTAGATTTAGGTCAGTTATATATTAAAGACTTACAAGGCGGAGAAAGTTTTGGATCTACCGAAGTTTTAACATCTCAAGTCGGTGAAAATATAGAATCTATTACACTTATATCTTCTGCTGCTGAGAAAAACGCAGTGAGATATTATATAGATGGTGATAGTTTACATTCTGACATAGATCCACATGCTGATAGACCAAACACTAAAACACCAGTAACGCATTTAGATTATTATCTTGCAGAAAACGAAAAACTAAAATCGATAAGAGTTATAAAACCTGATGCTGTTCGTGATATATTTAGAGAATTTCAGGATAAATTTTTAGATGGCTAAATCATATACGCCCTTTGATCCTCATGAGTTTGAGATGCGCCGTGCTGTACTATCTACACAGCGCAATGATCATACCGTTGATATTACTACAACATTAATAGAGTTAAATATATTTGAGCACATTGATCGGTCGTATCTTACTGGTACGATATCATATATTGATACTGGTAGATCTATAGAAATTATGGACTTTCAGGGTACTGAGTTTTTAGATATAGAATTTGGATTATATACAACTCCTCATAGAGTTTCAAAACGATTTGTTGTAATGGAAGTACAGAGTATTGTTCCTACAACGGATACTACTGATACGGTTACACTTAGAATTTTAGATTATGATGGATATTTAAATACACTTATTAATGTAAATAAAATGTATGAGGGTAAGCCAAGTCAGATTATTGATGATATTTTAAGAGATTATTTTGAAAATAAAAGAGTAATAAGAGCTGGAGATGCTAATCAATTTGATTCTTTAATAGACGAGTTAGATTACATAAGAAATCCAAATGCAGATGCATTAAATGAAACTAGACAGTTAGCACAAGAATTACAATCATCGTTCAGATATATTGTTCCAAATTTAAATCCACTCGAAGCAATTGAAATGATAAAACTGCGGACAACTGGATTAACTGGTACACCATTCTTTTGTTATGCAACATTAGCTGATAATAATTTAAGATTTTACGATTTATATAGCTTATTACAAGAAGAGCCAATTAATGCAGGTGATCCGTTTGTTTTTTCTACACAATTATCACAAAGAGCTCCAACTACTGGTGCAGGACTTGCAAGACAAATAAGCAAAATAAAAAATCCGCAGAATGCTAATACGCTCGAGCTAATAATGAATGGCGATGTAGGTTCTCTCTACGAATATGTAGATACTACACATGGATTAGAATATACATTTAATTATGATTTAGAAAAAGTTTTGTCTAATTTACTTACTTCAAGATCATACCCTGCAGCAGATACTAGATCTTTATTTAGAAATAAACCCGTTAGTGAAAATCTCGCTGAACGAATTACAAGAATATCTACAGGAAATATATATGATGACGCTGTGCACAATTACCACGAAGATATGAGTTCACAAAGACATTCTGCGAAAGCTATATCAAGATCTGTAAGAAATCTTCTTGGTAAATCTGTATTAGAAATAGAAGTACCAGGACTTCATATAATACCACAAGGCGGTAATAAAACATTAGGAAGAATTCTTTCGGTCGTATCTATTGCAGATGGTGAACAATTTAATGAAGTGTTTGATAGAAAAAGAACTGGTGATTATATGATATACACTACACGGCATACATTAACTCCAAATAATTATTCTGCAGCTTTAAGCCTTGTAAAAATTGCTAACTTCAGAGGTAATACTCAACTTTCTAGAGATGGTGCAAGATAATGGCAAAATATTATGGAGATAATGCTCGATGGTTTATTGGTGTAGCTACTAATAATCTAGATCCTTTACAACTCGGTCGAGTACAAGTAAGAATATTTGGTATACACTCTCGAAGAACTTTAGATATTCCAAATTATTCATTACCATGGGCAACTGTACTACAGCCAAATACTGCAGGTGGCACATCAGGAATCGGTATGATGCCACAGATTTTACCAGGCGCGCAAGTCTTTGGAATGTTTTTAGATGGTGAAACTTCGCAAGTACCATGCATATTAGGTGTTATGCCTAAAATAGAATTACCATCAGAGCAGCAATTGGCAAAACAACAAGACAAAGCAATACAATATGATATTGGATATGAAGGTGGTCAAGTTGATCCGCGTTTGGCAAGATATGCAGGACTAACTAATATCGATAATAAAACGGCTGTGTTGGTAGGAACAGAGAGAGTAGAACAAGCTTTTAATTTTTTTAAATCAAGAGGTTATACCGATACACAAGCAGCCGGTATAGTTGGAAATCTTATTGTTGAATCTGGATCACCTGATCTTCCAGAACATGGACCAAGAGGAGATGGCGGACAAGCTGCGGGTATTGCACAATGGCATCCAGGACGTAGAAGAATCTTTGAACAAGTATACGGTAAACCATGGCAAGAGAGTACGTTCTCAGATCAGTTACAGTTTATTGTTTGGGAATTAAATAATAGAGATTCAGAATCTGGAAGTTTAAATAAAGAAGCAGGAAATTTACTCAAGCAAACTAATACAGTTGCTATGGCTGCAACAATCTTTGATGAAAAATATGAAAGAAGTACAGGCGAGGCAAGACAAAAAAGAATAAATGCTGCAAATAATGTATATAACGAATTTGGTAGAAACTAATGGCTAGCTTTAATCGATATCAATCTACACTCTCAACCTATAACCAACGGTTAGGTACTGCAGATTTTCGTAATGCAGCACCTGAAGTAGAGGGTGAATATAATTCTAAATATACATCAGGTTTAGGAATAGATGTGGGACAAACGTTAAATGGTTTTCAATCTGTTACAAAAACAGAAAACTATTCTGGCCAATTTAAAAATATATTATTGGGACTGGCGCTTGTTAAACTCACTGAAGAAGTTGCGGGTGAAAGCTTAACAGAAGTATTTGATGACGCCTTTGAAGGAATAGGATCCGGTAATGCTAATGTCAATAATACATTAACAGCTGCAGCAGCTCTTACTCTCTTGACTGGATCTAGTCCCGCTGCAGGATTTTTAAAATCGTATTATGGAGGTAGTTCGGGTCTTGCTGTCGGTAATCTTTTATCAAAAGCAACCGGTAAAGATGTAACTACATTAGTATCAGCCATACAAGGTGTGCATTCAGCAGGAAATGCAGATCAATTTGTGGCTGCTGGATTATCTAGATCTTTAGGTGCAGTACTTGCTCCAGTTATTTCTGATTTTAATTCTAAAGTAGATACAGAAATAGGAACTGCAATTGCTCCTATTCTACAAGCAGTAATGGATATTAGTGCAGGACCGATAGGAATACTTATTGATGAATTAACAGGCAATAAACTTAAAACACTTGAAACTCAAAATATCGTAAGCTTATTAGCTCAAGGAAGATATGCAGAAGCAATACTATTAACTTCAAATAATTCTAGTAGTCCTTATAATCTTATTGAAGAAACTTTACTTGGCATTGATACTAAAGTTTCAACTAGAATTACATATACCGGCTCTAATCAAATTTCGCCATTTGATATTGGTGAAAATGATAATAAATGGGAAGGAGAGAAGACTACAACCTGGAAAGATCCAAATGCTCAGACTTCGACAGCTTCGACAACATATCCTAATAATCCTCCTCCAGGCACAGGGGGCACAGGGGTAAAAGTAACATCTGAGTCTGAAGCAAATAGTGTTTTTCAAAATGAGAATGCTACTCCTGCAGAAATAGCGGCTGCGCAGGCATATTATAGAAGCGGAATTAAAACAGACACAACAGTAAGTACCACGCTAACCGTGACATCTGAATCTGAAGCAATGAGTATACTACAGAATCCACTTGCATCAGAAGCTGATAGACAAGCTGCTAGAGAATATTTTGGCGCTGAGCCAGTAGTATCTGCTAGTGACGGTGCATATAAGTTTACACGTGTAAATGGTCTAGAAGAATTAGAAGCTGAATTTAGATCTGCGACACGTGATATAACAGAAGTTGTAGTTCATTGGTCCGGACACTTTATAAACCAAGATATTGGAGCAGAAGAGATTCATAGCCAACATAAAACTGACGGCTTCAGCGGTATCGGATATCATTATATAATAAGAAAAGATGGTACTATTGAAAGAGGTCGACCAATCAATAAACGAGGAGCGCATGCAAAAGCAAATGGTCACAATAAGTATAGTATTGGTATAGCATTCGTCGGTGGATACACGGTTAATTCAAATTCTGGATTAGCTAATCCTCCATATGGTAGAGAGTCTCTTAATGATGAACAAATGAAAGCGCTTAAAATGTTTTTCAATGCCTTTTATAAAGTATGGCCTGGCGGCCAAGCATGGGGTCATAATGATACTGATCCACAAAATAAATCAGATCCTGGATTTCCTATTCCTGATTTTGTAAGATCTAACTTTGGAAAAATAAATGCATCGCCATCTGGTACTACTCCTCCGCTCACTCCAGAAGAGATAGCAGCAGAAAGACGGGAAGGTGGATAATGACAACTGAATATGACGACGTAATAGATCGACAAAAGAGATTTGGTAATAGAATATACGATGAAGGTGTTTATCCTAGTGGCTATCAAGACCCATCTGGGGTATATCCGCGTTCTCAATATTACTATGAATCTTCACTTAATAAAGCTTCTCGCGGACTAGTAAGAAATGATTTAGCAACTAATGGCGGTATACCTACATTACAAAGAAGAAATATTCTAGATGAATATGTAAAGAATCCAAGATATGTAGCTAGTAATGCAGATCCTGTAGGAATAACTAGTGATGGCGTTCCTACTGGTGCAATTACCGGAGAACCAGTATACAGTTATATTCCACCGCAAGAAGAAGAAAAAAGGCGATATTCTACGTATCCAAAAAATCAGGTAATAGAAACACCAGGCGGCCACGTAATAGAATTAGATGATACTATTACAAACGAACGGATTCTTGTTAGACATCAGTCAGGAGCAGGAATAGAAATAAAACCTGATGGTTCGGTTTTTGTTAGCAGTACATCTGATGTGTTAATCAGTGCAGGAAACGATCAGCATGTAGTTGTTGAGGGTAACGCACATATGACATATCAAGGTGATTTAAATGTTGATGTAGCCGGTGATTATAATCTTAGCGTTGGAGGCAACAAACTACAAATTGTCGGTGGTGATCACATCTCAGAGATAGATGGAGCGCGTAAGGGTAACATTGCACTTCAGGATAACTTAACCGTCAAAGGTCATCAGTATCATACAGTTTTAGAATCAAAAACAGATCTAACTCTTGGTGGTTATACACATGCGGTCAAGGGTAACTTTACACAATCAGTCGAAGGTGATATTGGAATCTTCTCATCAGGAGCACAGCAAATAACGTCACAAGTTAGACAAAATCTAACCTCACCTGATACAAATATTTTTGGAAATAAGTTAACGGTCATTGGCGAGGAAGGAACAATCGGCAGTGAAGAAACAATTATGTATGCTCGTAACATTTTTGCTGGTCATACACTTTTTGTTGGTGATGGTGCAGGCGGATCAGGTACAATTAATGTTCATACAATAAGGGCATCAGATATTGTTGCTACAAATAATATGACTGCTCCAACATTTACAGGAGACCTAGACGGAACCGCTACAACTTCAACTGTTACACAATCTCAAGGATATAGTGAAAACTCTCAAGGATCTGCAGGGTCAATTACTGATAATCCTAGTAATCCACTTTCAGATGATACAACTTCTACTGCTTTACCTAGCTCAGACTTTGCACTTATATATCTAGCGTCTGAATATGGTATACGAGATGTAAAAGTAGATCCAGAAAATGATTTAAAAAAGTTAATTAATCAAACTACTTTGTCTGGTGGAGTAAGCGATAGACCATTAACAACCGGTGAAATCAGATCTAAAATGAGAGACAATAATAATAGAAATAATGAAGAGTTTACAGCAAAACAAGTAGCTGAAAATAAACTAAATCCAGAATCTTTAGGTAAAGGTATTCCAAGTAAAATAGGTAGAACTGCTAGTAATGATCCAACCGTAGTAGAAAATATTACTGCTATTGGTCCTAATGGAGCATATAATGTCTGATTTTAACTTTTATAATCCATATTACAAACCAAATCCTGGTATTAAAAAGATTGTACCAGATCCTGTGTATAACCCAAATAATGCTCCGTTTATATCTTCCGGTACGAAGCTAGCTAAAGGCGTTTCAATAGGAAAGTTTTTAGGTGGTGTAGGCGAAAAAACAAATATGAATCATATTACTGATGATGCTGAGAGATTACAGATTGCACGTCAGTTATATCTACAAGCCATGGCAATGAATACAGTAAACACTGATTTAGGTCAGTTTTCAGAAAAACGATTAATTGTAGTAGAAGGTCTATATAAAAAAGGCCCACAAGAAACACTAGTTTCTGGCGGTCTTAATGATTTAGCAACAAAAGGACGTGTAGTTGTATATCAGTTAATAAATCGTGCTGGTATACCTGATCACGGCTCAATGTTTGATTTGGCCGTTTATTGGAAAGATAGTTTATTATATGAAAAAATTATATTAGATTATGATCGGTATAATGTTGATGGATCTTTAGAATGTCATGTGATATTACAAATGCCAGAAGTTGATTCAACTTACAAAGGGAATTTTAGTAAACAATTAGAAACACGATATAACGGATCAGTACAAACTACAGGGGAACTTATAGAAATCCTCGCTTAAACATTATAAATAGTACAAATTATTTGGAATAAATTATGCCAGCAACAAGAGCCTTTGCAGTAGAAGACGGAAACTTATCAACCGGTAGTGTTGTAACTTCTAGATCTAAAAATTATGTAGATATAGATCTTTCTTTTAATGCAAAGACAAACGGAGATATATTCAAGAAAGTTGATGCCGCTGCCGTAAAGCAAGCGGTAAAAAATATATTAACAACCGGAACAGGAGAAAAACCATTTACTCCTAATTTTGGTGGTGGAATTGGTGACGCTCTTTTCGAAAACATGGATGATGGTACATCTTTTGAAATAGAACAAGCTATTGTTGCTTCTATTAATAACTATGAACCGAGAGCAATAATAGACAAAATAGATGTATCAGATAATCCAGATACTAACGCAATAGACGTAACAGTTCGATTCGGTATCGCAAATGTCGGCGAACTTGTTACTGTAACCACATCTTTATCAAGGCTGAGATAATATGGCAACTACAGTACAAAATACTCAATTAGATTTTGATGCTATCAAAAACTCTTTGAAAACATATCTTGCAAAACAACCAGAATTTGAAGACTATAATTTTGAAGCGTCAGGTCTTTCTAATATTTTAGACGTACTTGCATATAATACACATTATAATGCATTGACTGCTAACTTTGCTTTAAATGAATCATTTCTTACGACTGCGCAATTAAGAAGTTCTGTAGTATCTCATGCTGCTACTCTGGGATATGTACCAAGATCTCGTACTGCATCGAGAGCTGAAGTCCAATTGACTATGAATCTTGCCAATGTTGTAGGTCGACCTAGTTCTATTGTATTAGGTGCTGGATATACATTTACTGCTGATGCCGATGATGTGACATATACTTTTCAGACATTAGAAGATTATACAGCGACAGATAATGGCCAAGGTTTTTATCAGTTCTTAAATGAAAATGGCGGAAGTACAATACAAATATTTGAAGGCGTACAAAAACAAAAAACGTTTTTTGTCGGTGATGTAGGAGAACGTCAATTATATGTTATTCAAGACGAAACTATGGATACTGAAACTGCTGCAGTTTATGTGTATGAAACTGCATCGAGCTCTTCATTTGTATCTTATAATCCAATTACTACTGCTACTAATGTTAATTCTCAATCACGATATTATCAAATCTCAGAAGCACCGAATGGTTATTACGAATTAAACTTTGGTGATGGTATATCATTTGGTAAATCTCCGGAAGCCGGTAATAAAATCATAGTTACATATTTGTCTTGCAAAGGAGCTGCAGCCAATAATGCTTCAACATTTGCTCCAGGAGCTCAGATAAATGTTCCGAGCGTCGGTAATTATCCTTTAAGCGTTACTACAGTTGCTTCATCTGGTGTTGGTGGCCCAAGACAATCAATAGAATCTATTCGACAAAACGCTCCTATCGCATTTGCCGCACAACAAAGACTTGTAACAGCTGACGACTATCGTGCAGTGATACAGAGAAATTATTCAACGGTAACAGATGCTATTGCATGGGGCGGTGAAGATAATGTACCTGCAGATTTTGGTAAAGTATATGCATCTCTTGTATTTGAAGATGGTACGACTGAAGCACAGAAGGATGCGGTTAAAAACTCAATCGTACAAGATATATCAAATAATCTTTCTATTCTTTCTATTGATACAGTATTCGAAGATCCACAAACAACATTTCTTGAAGTTATTGTAACATTTAACTTTGATCCAAATTTAACCGGACAAACTGTCAAATCAACAGAATCAATTGTTTTCTCACAAATGCAATCATACGTTAATAATAATTTGAAAAAATTTGGTGGAATATTTAGAAGATCTGAGCTGTTAGGAGATATTGATGATATTAACGATGCTGTTCTTAACTCTCGTGCATCAGTAAAATTACAACAGCGATTTGTTCCAAATTTATTACAGTCAACATCGTATAAGATATACTTTCCAGTAGAATTAGCAACTAGTCCTACAGATTTTATTGTAACATCGTCTACATTTATTTTTAATGATAAAGTTTGTTTTCTTAGAAATGCTTTAAATAGTACTAAGCTACAGATTATTAACTCTGTAGGAGATATTGAAATCGATAATATTGGATCGTATGAACCACTAACTGGTACAGTTAATTTAACTGGATTTGCACCAACATCTATTACTGCTGGCACAAATTATATTAAAGTATCATGTACTCCAGCTAATCAATCTACAGTTAGACCATTACGAAGTTATATTTTAGATTTAGACGAAGGTACATCATATGCTACAAGTGTAGTAGATAGACAACGAACAGAAATTAGTCTTGGTGGTGCAAGTGGCGTAACTTCATCTGCAACTGGTGCAGCTAATACATATGTAAGATCTCCAAGCATACCTTCATCCGGATATTAAAATGTCTCACGGACCAGACTATAATAGAACAAATTTAAATTTACGGTCATATAGTATTAAAGAGGTACTGCCTCAATATTATGCAGCTGCCTATCCAAATCTGATTACCTTTTTAGAAGGTTATTATGATTATATAGATTCTGATGGAACTATTGATGCCCTACAAGATTTATATAGTTTATATGATTTAGAATCAACTGACTTAAAATATATTGAGCAGATATTTGCATCGATTGCTGATGGCGCTAACTCAACATATTTTGGTGAGCCGCGTGAAGTACTTCGTAACTTTGCAAATTTTTATAGAGTCAAAGGTACAAAGTATTCTGCAGAAGGATTTTTTCGAGCGTTCTATGGATTAGATGTTGAAATAGAATATCCAAAGAATAATCTTTTTATTGTAAGTGAATCAAAAATAGGAACAGAATCGCTTCGTTATATTCAAAATGGTGCTTTATATCAAATATTCTCTGTTCTCATTAAATCATCTATTCCACTTAATACGTGGAAAGAATTGTATAAAAAGTTTGTACATCCAGCTGGATTTTTTCTAGGTGGTGAGGTTGTTTTAGAATTAACGTCGACTAATTCACAATTTTTAGTAATGCCACTTAGTATTGATCAGCCTCCACCCCCACTATTTGTTGAGGGTGTAGCTAATTATACAATACCAAATGGATTAGTAGAAACACTCGGTATTCTTCCGGACGATGGAGATTCAGATACAGTGGTAGAACGTATTGATCTTGATTCAAGAGTTCGTGATTATAAAGATATGAGAGCGGACATCTTTGCTGCATCTTACGGCAAAGTAGAAGAAACAATGAATATTAACTCGCCGACATTTGATGATTCGGCAAAAGACTTTGCACCATTCTATTCAAGTGGAGAAGCAGGACCTTCAACCGATCAGCATGGTGTGAGAATGAGTAACGATATAGAAAGGTTCGATCAAGCAATCTGGTTCTATGATTCAGCTGCTGGAAATCCACGCTATATGGCAATTGGTTATGTCGACTCAGATTACGTAGAACTTACTTAGAGGTAAAAAATGGCAATCACATTACGAAATACTAAAGGGACGGCATTGACCCACGTCGAACTCGATGCCAACTTTACCACA